GCTTCGGCAGTTGTTTCGTTGCAGCCAAATGACACAACAATACGTATCCAATCTTTATGTTTCTTAAATGCTTTTTCAAGAATCAACGCTTTTTAATTAAATGTAACAAATTTTTACCATCTAAACTAAAGCCTACATTGTTTGCCACTGACTTTAATATTATTGGTGTGTCTTGCGGTGTTGGCCTTCCGCCACTGTCAATCTCTTTAATTTTTATTACAGATAAAAAAGAACTTGTCCATAACTCTGGGTGGTTTGTATATCTGTGTAATATTAAAAAGTTATCAGATTTATTTAAAAACTTCCCTCCACCTTCTGCACTCCCTGCGCTAGGAGGTGTTATATAATTAGCAAAAGGGTGGTTAGAAGGGTGCCTGTGTCTTAATGCTTCTGTAACAGCGTGTGTTACTAAAAATATACTACACTTGTTACGCCTAGTGAATAAACGCATATCACTCATTACAGCATAATCGTACTCGTGAGCACCGTGCGACTTCATTGTTTCTTTGTCACGTAATAAGCTATTGTACGGATCTATCATTAATGCGTGGTAATCATAACTTCTTTTTATTTCAGCTGCTTTTGTTAACAACTCACCAGCAGTATAAACTTCATCAATGTCAATGTACTTAAAATGTTTGTCAACCCACTTTAACTTAACTAGCCAAGTATCTTCATCTATTTTATTAAATGGTAGGCCTGTTAAAAACTCTACTAACTTTTTACTTATACTACTTGCTTCGTTTTCTGCACTAAATATTAAAAACTTTAAATCATATTTTAATGCGTACAATAACAATAAATATAATAACGTAGTTGTTTTACCTGTACTTGCGTGGCCTAAAACTATATTAAAAGAATTAAATTTAAAACGCCAATACTCATCAATAGTATCAATGCCTAATGCCAACCCTTCTTTTATTTCACCACGCCTTATAGCGTTAAGTTTGTCAACCTGTGATTTATATGTTACTAAATTAGAATGGGAGGTCATCTTCACTAGCTTTAGAGGTTACAGCTCTATCAGGACTATGTTCCTTGCTAGTGAGCTCTTTTTGTTTTTTCCATTCGTTACTGTCTAATGAACCATACCATCGTTCAGGTTTGTCTGCCTGCGGTTTAGCTTGTTTTATAGTCCATTTTAACTTACCATTGTTTTCTTTAATATGTTGTATAACTTCTTCTTTTTGTAAATACAATAAAAATTTATATACATCAATATCAATTCTACCTTTATGGTATTTTGTGCTAGGTGGGTTACAATATACCCCATATATAAAATTAGGTTTTATACCATCTCTACTGTTTTCTGGTAATTCTAATACAGATAATTCTGTTGTCTTAAATACACTTCTAATACCGTGTATGATTTCTAATATTCTGTCAGCCATTTTAATTAGGTTTTTTAGTTAGTAATTTAAAGTATGCCATAGTTAGTTGGCCTATAGATGATAACATTTTTGTTTGTGCAGCTGCTTGTAACTTTGCAGTTGTTTCTGCTAATGTAGCATTCTCGTCAGCTTTTTTAGCCTTTAACGTTAATGTTTTTTGCCAACCCTCACTGTTGTAAGTAGTTTCTGCAAGTTTAGCTGCTACTGCTAGCGCTATACTATCTTCTTTTGCCATAGGCACTTCTTTTTGTTCTGAAGCTGGTGCTGTCTGGTTTTGTAGTTGTATTGTTTTTGTCATATCTAATTGTCCGTATTGTCTAATTTTATTATATAATTCTTTTTCCGTTAGTTTATACGCAACGGTATCGCCTGTTTTGAAAGGAAACTCTCTATTTTTATTTTGAGGTGTTTCTTTTATATTAAAAATAGGTAGATGCCCATTAGCAAATTCTACTTTATATTCTGTTCTAGTTACTTTGTCAGTACCTTCCCAGCTTTTACCTTGCGTTATCGATAATATTTTTGATTCGTAAGGCGCTTTGTCTGTTATAACTTTTGTTTCTGCCATTGTTATTTATATTTGATTGTCTAAATGTTTTTGTATTTTTTCTTGTAGTTCACGTGAATTTGGTATTTCACCCATATCTTTTTCTAATTTAGCTACCATAATATTTATAAGTTCTGCTAAATGTTTAACGTATCTACACTCTTTTTGGTATAATTGAAAATACTTTGTACGTTGTTTAGTAAGTTCTTCAATACGCTCTCTACGCCATTTTAGTTGGTCGTTTACAAAACTGTCAGCGACTGGCTTTGTATTAGTAATTAAATTGTCAATATTCATAATTTTATTTTTGTTGTTTACGTAAAGTTATTAATTTTTTTTTATAACTACCAAACATTTCTTCAATTATTTTCGTATCTATTTTTTCAGCTGTTTTACTTTTTTGTATTAATTCATCAGCTGTACCATCGCCAAACATATTGTCAATAGCCTTACCATACTCATACTGTAACCCATTTAAAAAACGGTTACAATACTTGCACTGAGGGAATACATTCATTTCATCGAAGCGTGTAGCAATATGCCTACGACTAACAAAATGACCAGCATCAATATTTTTATAATGAAAAGTTTTTTCACAGGTTATACATTTACAATTACCAGCGTGATCTGCATTTTTGAGCCTTACATACTCACTAAATACCCTGTCTAATTTTTTTATTATTTTACTTCGCATATAATATTATACTAAATATATTTATAATATATATAAAATATTATAATATTATACTATAACTTTCTAGCTTTTTCAAAACTACGACCACCAAAATATGCGCCTATAATAAGTAATAATATTTGGTTGATATTATCTAATTCGTAATCTAAAAAAAAGCCTGCTGTATATACTAATGTAAGGAATACTAATGTTAAAGGCCTAACATTTTTACTTAACCAAGAATCGGACATAGCGTCTGCTTCCCACCTTCTAGTCACAGCTAACATTTCTGCTTCTTCCAGTTTAAGCATTTCTAACGCTATATCTTTGTCTTGTTGTGATAAAGTATTGTCTTGAACAATTAAACCCTTTAAAGCGCCTAATAATCCTCTATCTGGAATTACTTCTGCTAGGTTTTGAAACAGACCTGACTTCCCTAGCAGGAACTGGCCTACTTTGGTTTCTTTGAACTTTTTCCTTTTTTTGCTCATAAACTACTTTTTCTTTTTTAGGTTCTTTGTATTCTATTAATTCTTGTTGACCGTAATCGTTAATTATGTTTCTAAATACTAAACCTCTATTTAAACCTTCAACGTATGTACAGTGTACCCAGTGCGGACTATCGTCACCTAGTTCCCATATTAATACGTCAAATTTTAAATTTTCTTTTATGTAATTAAATATATCTTTGTTGCTCACAGATGTTCCATCGTTGTCAATATCTATTGCTTGACCTGTTATATGCTTACTGTGAGGTGAACCACCTACCATACCATTTAACCTTTCACACCTATACATACTTGATACGTATATTGGTTTGTCAAAATGGTCTCTTACAGGTTGAAATATTTTTTCTGCTGTAAGTTTTAAGTTATCTACTATTATACCAGCTGGTGTGTTATCGATATATTTTCTTTTAGCGGTTTCACTTCTACACGCTTCAGCTAGTGATAAGTTTTTTGTTAATTGCATTTTAATAATATTTATTCATAAACCATCTTAAAAACATAGTTGCCCAAAACATAGTTAAAAATAACCATACTGTTGAGTAAATAATATAGGGCATTTGCATCCAAAATGCGTCCTTAATACCCTCCCAAATTTTATTTAAAAAGTTTTTCATATTTATTAATTTTAGTTAAAGTTAATTATTTTTTCAATAATTGTACTATCTTGATAATTGTATAAACCAACGTTGCTATTATTAGAAGCCCTTGTAAGCCCTCATTAATGTCTGCTATTGTTATTATATATACAAATACTCCTAAAAAAGTTGGTTCCCAATTCATTGTATTATTCTATTGTTATTTCTACTACTTTCCAAGTAAGATTTTCTTCATCCCACGCGTATATTTTTTCAGGTGACGCATCATCTGGATATGGTACTGGTGCCTGCCATTTATAATTATCGTCTAAAGTCCAACTAGGATATGGTTGTGGTGCATAAAAAGCATTGTTATCAGCATCCCAAGTATAACCTATTCCTGCATAATTGTATCTAAAATTACCATTATAAGATGTTTGTACCCAATTTCTATGACCATATAATGATTCACAAAAATCTATACCTTTTATTTCTGATTCTGTATTATCTGCTTCTAGCAAAACTTGATTGTTAATTACTATTACTTGTTTTACTATATTATTTTCATTTATTTCTGCAAAATGTGCCATTTTTATTTATTTTAATTATTAACTATGTGTATAACTACCACTACCTGTAAATTTAATTATCGTATCGCTGCCGCTTGTTGTTACTGTTGGGCTTCCGCTAACTGATCCTGAGTATGTTGATGTAGCCAATCTTAATATTACTACTCCGCTTCCTCCTGCACCTGACGTTAAGCTTCCTGCATCACCTGTAGCACCTCCACCGCCACCAGTGTTTGCAGTTCCTGCAGTTCCGCTTCCGTTGTAGGCACCTCCATTACCTCCACCTCCTGCGCCGCCAGTACCACCTGGACCTGAATAACCTGAACCAGTACCTCCAGTACCACCTCCACCTCCTCCGTAATTTACAGAAGATCCAGTTATACTAACTGCTAATCCGTCACCACCATTACTTGTGTCGTTACCTGCGTTATTTGAAAAACCTGCTTGACCAGTTCCTCCTCCACCGCCACCACGATATGGATGTCCAACTGATGGCGCCGCACCTCCTGCATAACCTTCACCACTTGTTCCTGCTTGTGCTGATCTTCCTGAACTTGGATGTGCACCTTGACCACCACCACAACCACCGCCTGACGATGCTAATAAATCATTTGAACCTGGAGCACCACCCCCATTAGTGCTTACAGAAGCGTTACCTGTAATTGTACTGTTTGAACCTGCATTACCTCTATCTTGATAATCAGTTGTGTTATTTAATCCTGCACCTCCACCACCAATAGTTATCGTATAAGTTCCGTTTGATAAAGTTATGGCACTTTCTAATGCACCGCCACCTCCGGAACCCTGAGCTCCGTAAGATGTTCTTAGTCCACCTGCACCACCACCACCTCCGTTAGAAGCACCTGATGCACCACCTGCTAAAACTAAATAATACATTAAGTTTGTCGGAGCGGTTCCTCCGTGCACATAAGTACCAGAACCTGTATATTTAAATATTGTGTCATCACCACTTGTAGTAATTGTAGGAAACCCTGTTGTATATCCTGTATATGCAGCGGTTGGTAATCTAAATACAATTACCCCTGATCCTCCTGCACCATACTCTCTATAAGTAGTTCCTGGATTTGAACCACCTCTTCCACCTGCACCTAAATTGACTGTTCCATCTCTTTGCCCTATACTTGAATCGCTTGTTCCGTGATAACCACCACCACCTGTTGGTTGTGTCGTATCAATAGTACCATTACCACCACCTGCATAAGTTACAGAACTCCCTGTTATAGATACTGCTAAACCATCACCACCTTTACCACCAGTGTCATCTGCATAGATTGTTCCAGGATTACCATTTGATCCAACTGATCCTGCACCACCTCCACCTGCACCACCCCAGTTACCTGATGAACCTGTAACTGCACCACCTGCATATCCTTGATTTGCTGTACCTGTACCACCTGAATAAGATCCTCCATTATAAGATGAAGCACCTCCACCTGAACCACCTGCATTTCCTGAACCTTGTTCATTTCCTCCTACATCTCCCCAACCACCACCTGACGATGTTATAGTTGTTAAACCAGTTGCAGAAATAGAAGAATCTGAACCCTGCCCACCTGTATCATAACCATCAAATCTTCCAGTAAGCGATCCACCTGCACCCACTGTAAATGTATATGTTACACCGTCTGTTAAAGTTACTTTGTCAGTTTCAGCAGAAGAACCACCACCGCTAGTAGAACCATATGATGTACGAAGTCCACCTGCGCCACCTCCACCACCTACATTTGCTCCACCACCTCCACCACCTGCGACTACAAGAAAATCTGCCACTACTGAAGCTGCTGCTAATAATCCAAAATTAATTCCCTGTCCAAACATTAACTAGCTATTTGACTTATACTATACCAAAATTCAGTTGCACTAACGCAAGTAATTTGATATAAATTCTTTGTAGAACTTGTATCATCATATGTACCTGCTATTTTATTAAACGTTCCACTAGACCCACCTACTGTCCAAGTATCTGCAGTATAGCTTCCGCCTGCACCAGTAACGATTAGTGTTTTAGTTACCCCTATTTTAGGGTTTGTTATGTTAAATGTTGTATTAGCGTTAGGTGTTAGCGTAAATACTTGTGCTGCATCAAAATCTACTGCAACTGTTGCACCTGCACTTAACGCACTACTTGTTGTGAACTCTGCGTCTACTTTTTCAAAACTAACTGCATCATCAGCAATCATATCTGTTGCCACTTGTACCTCTGCTATTGTACCAGCGGTTGC